TAGGAGAGAACTTCAAGATTTAGTTAGAACTAATTTTAAATATCGTAGAATTGTATATCGTGCAATTAATACAGATCCTCATATATATAATATGTTACAAGATGCTTTTATGGGAGGATATACTCATGCTAACTGGATATATACTGATGAAATAATAAAGAATGTTGATTCATTTGATGAAACATCAGCATATCCTTATGTACTTGTTACTTGTAAATTTCCATCAAGTGAGTTTAGAAAATGTAATATCCATACTAGGAACGAAATGAGTAAAAGATTATGTTATTTAGTAAGAGTTAAATTTACTAATATAAAATGTAAATATTTTAATAATTTTATAAGTGCTAGTAAATGTAAAAATATTCGTGGTGCTAAATATGATAATGGTAGAATTATAGAGGCAACTGAACTAGAAATGACTTTAACTGATATAGACTTTTATTTTATATTAGATACATATATTTGTAATTATGAAATATTAGAATGTTACTATGCTACATATAATTATTTACCTAAAACATTTATTAATTTTGTTTTAGATAAATATGAAAATAAAACTAAATACAAAGATAATCCAGAATATGAACTAGAATATCAAAAAGAAAAAAATAAGTTTAATAGCTTATATGGTATGAGTGTTACTAATATGATAAGAGATGAGGTAGTTTTTGATAATGAATTTAAAACATGGAGTGAAGTAGAACTAACTAATGATGAGATTATAGAAAAGTTAAAAGAAGAAAAGAAAAAAGCCTTTCTCAGTTTCGCTTACGGGGTATGGGTAACAAGTTTTGCCCGTAATAATTTACTTCGTAGAGTAATTGAACTTGATGAGTATGTAATATATTGTGATACTGACAGTATTAAATTAAGACAGGGATATGATAAGAGTATCATAGATAAATATAACGAAACAGTAAAAAATAAAATAGATTTAGTATCTAATGTTTTGCATATTGATAAATCTAGATACGCTCCAGTAGATATACATGGTGTAAGCCATATGCTTGGTGTATTTGAATCAGAAACTAAAGAGGGGCATAATTATACATATGATGAGTTTATTACACAGGGAGCAAAGAAATATGCCTATATATTAGATGATAAAATAAAGATAACAGTTGCTGGTGTTCCTAAAAGTGGGGCTAAAGCATTAAGAAGTTTATCAGATTTTAAAGATGATTTTGTTTTTGATTATAAAGATACCAATAAAAACTTATTATTTTATACAGAGAATCAAGAAAAATTTGAATTTACTGATTATTTAGGTTTTAAAAGTATCGTATCAGATAAGAGTGGATGCTGTTTACTTCCTAATACATATAAACTTAGTAAGAGTTTAGACTATGTTAATTTAATTAATGACGAATCTAGTAAAAGAGCTAGATATAAGGAGGAATAAATGGAGAAATTTAAAAGATTTAAAAGATTTAGAAAATTATTAAAAGAATTTGATACATATGATAGAGTTTATTATGATGGTAAACTATCAAGTTTAATAATTATAATTTTATCATTTTTAGCAATTGGATGCTTTATATTAGGATTTATAGTATTTAAATAGGAGGGATAAAATGGATGACTTGGAATATATAAAAAAGTTTTCGAAAATAACAATAAAGGATGTTTGTGAAAAGGCTAATGTAGATAAATCTAATGTATTTAATGGTAAGGCTAGTAAGAAAAAAATAAATAAAGTAAGAAAAAGAATTGAATCAGAAGTAGCAAAATTATATATAGTAGATGATTCTAATGGCTAGTAGAGAAAAAGTCCATTATAATATAGATTTAATAGATTCCTTAGGTGCTAATATTAATTTAATATATGGAGAAAGAAGTAATGGTAAAAGTTATCAAGTTAAGCATAAAAAAGGAATACTAAAATATTTAGAAGATACTGTTAATTATCATGATCCATATACTAATAAAGGTAATATCATAAAAGAATGTGTTAAAGCAGGAAACAGATTTGTTTTAATGAGAAGATGGAGAGAAGATATTTCTTCAGAGTGGATAGAAAAATATTTTGATGATGTAGATATTATAAAATTAACTGATAATAAATATAATTGTGTATCATTATTTAAGAAAAAAATATACTTAGCTTTTTATAATACCGAAGATGGTAAGCTAACTCGTGGAGAAGTTATAGGATATGCTGTTGCATTATCCACTGAGCAAAAATATGCTGGTGCAAGTTTTTTGGATGTTACTGATATTATATTTGAAGAATTTATGGCTCGTGGAATTTATATTAATAATGAGCCAGATAAACTTATGAACTTTTATTCTACAGTAGATAGAAAAAGAGGAACTACTAGATTATGGCTTGTAGGTAATACAATAACAAAAGTGTGTCCATATTTATATGACTGGGGACTACTTGATATTGTTAAGAAACAAAAACAGGGTGAAATTAATACATTATGGATTCCTACAGGTGAATATGATGAGGATGGTATTCCTGTTGAAGTAAAAGTTGCAATTGAATATTGTAAATCTACTGGCAACTCTAGTTATATAATAGGAAAACATGCTGATATGCTAAATAAAGGACAGTGGCAGAGTGATCCACAGCCCCACTTGCCAAAATCTTATAAATGTTATAAAATGTTATATAGAATAATATTTCAGTATCAGGGCTTTAAATTTATTGGAGAATACTTAATGGATAAAGATAATAAAGATACATGTTGGTTTATTTATCCATATGAGGGTAATATACAGGATAAAATAATAGTATTCTCTGATACAATTAAAACAAGTCCATACTGGCAAAAAGATATATATAATCCTTTAATTAAAAATGAAAAATTAAGAGAATTATTTAAAACATTTAAAGAAAGTAATATATTTTATGCCAGTGATATATGTGGTACTGATTTTAAACAAGTAATTGATTTTGCAATTAAAAAATAGAAAGAGAGGTAATTATGAATAATACAAGAAATTCTGTTGTAATACTAGCTAAAAATATTAATATGGATAAAGAATATCAAAATATTATAGATTACACAGAAAGTGAAATTGTTGACTTATGTACAAGTCAAGATCATTTAGTAGCAAGACAAAATAATTATAGTTTTTTAAAAGTAGGAGATAATAGGATTAGTGTAGGATTAGATTATAACACTTGTCTAAGTGCTAATTATCTATGTATGCAAAATCCACATTATAATAATAAATGGTTTTTTGCTTTTATTGATAGTGTAGAATACAGTAGTGAAAAATCAACTATTATAAATTATACTGTTGATGAAATTAGTACATGGTGGAGTTATTGGACTAGAAAACAATGTTTTGTTGTAAGAGAACATGTAAACGATGATACCTTAGGAGCTAATACTATGCCAGAGGGATTAGAGACTGGAGAATATAAAATAAATGGATATCAGCAAGATAATATTAATACTGATTTAACTACTATATTAGCAACTACTAGAGATCCTAACGATTTGAATAATGTAGCTATGGGAATGTATAATGGTATTACTAGTGGAGTTGGTTATTATAGATACGATAGAGTACTAGAAAGATGGCATACTGGAGAAGAAAATTTAACACTTGAATATGCTATGAAACAATTAGCAGAACAAAGCGATGCAATTGTAGGATTATTTCTAGCTCCTAAATGGTTAGCTGGTGGTAATACTACATATATACCTGTAACACCTACAACAACTCCTATTACTGAATATATGTTTGTATCTCGTATAAATAATTTAGATGGATATATTCCAAAAAATAATAAATGTTTATGTTTTCCATATTGTTATATAGAATTATCTAACGGTGCTGGACAAGCTAATACATTTAATCAAGAAAGATGGGAAAATGGAGATAGTGGAATGACACTTGTTATACAGGGCTGCTTAACTCCTGGAGGCTCAGTTAGATGTTATCCATATAATTATAATGGTGTTGCAAATAATTATGATGAGAGTATATCACTTGGTAAATTTCCACAGTTAAATTGGAAAACAGACCATTATACTAACTGGCTAACACAAAATGGTATGTCAATTGGAGCATTAAAATTAAATGCAGAACAGGCTCAAATTTTTAATGGTGTTGGTCAAATAGGATTAGGTGCTGCCTCTATTGCTAGTGCTGGTAGTGGTAATATATTAGGAGTAGCCGAGGGACTTGGAGATATTAAAGAGGGTACTATGGATTTATTTAATAGTATGCAAGAAAGATATACACATAGTCTAGTTCCACCTACATTACATGGTAGTTTAAATAACGGAGATATTATAACAGCAAGTGGTACTAACAAATTTCATGTATATAAAATGACAGTAAAAAGAGAATTTGCCGAATCAATTGATGCATTCTTTACTAGATTCGGATATAGGGTAAATGCATTAAAAACTCCTAATTTTACAGGTAGACAATATTTTAACTTTGTGCAAATTGCTGGTGGAGAAATAATAGGATATGCTAATGGATCTGTTAATGTTCCAGAATCAAGTATGGAAATTATTAATGCAACATTTAGAAGAGGTACTACAATATGGCATGATCATAATAATATTGGTAATTATAGTTTAGATAATACAATAATATAAAAGAAACTCTATTAGAGTTTCTTTTTATATTACGATAAATCTATATATTTTTTATATGTAGCAGGTGAAGTTGTATTTGTTGCTATCCAACCTATACAATTTGTTACTGAAGGATCTTCAGCATAATAAATCATATTTTTAAAACTTCTTCCAGTTGGAATCTCATTATATTTATTTATTTCACTATTTCCATTAAATACAAATCCATTTCCAAATGTAGTTGGAGTAATAGCATAAGCTGATTGTCTTGTATTTTGCATTTTATTATTTGTAATTTGTATATTTTCTGGATTATTTAAATTAGTAAATCTAATAACATTTGAATTCACATCTCCTGATACAGTTAATTCATTGCTATCAATATATATGTCAGATGAAGAAACATCATAAGTTTCAGTAATAATATTCTGGTCATCAATATATATACTAGCAGTTAATCCATTTAATAATTTATTATTATAAATCTCAATATTCTTTGTATTGCTTAATCTTATACATGATAAATTTTTAGCTTTACTATCTACATTATTATTATATATTTTAATATCACCTTTATTTAATATATTACCAGGAGCTATTCTTATACCAGTAGATGAATTATGAGTTGATAAGTTATCCATTTTAATTGTATTATTATATATATTAAAATTATTTACATTAACATCATTATAATATAATTGTGAATTAATACTATGTGTTAAATTACTACTAATTAAATTATCATGAATATTAATATTTTCAAATTCTTTAATAAAATCATCATTGTATGGATATGTATCTCTTTCTAATTGTTTAAAATCAATACCATTTAATTTATTGTCATGAAGATCATTATTACAAATTATTATATTTTTTGCAGTATGTCCTGCAAAATCTATACCATCACTATTATTATCATAACAAATATTATTTTGAATTATTATATCTTTAATATAACCTGTTAATTTTATTCCATCATAAGAACTATTATAAGATATATTATTTTTGATAATAGCTTTATAACATTTTGTTACTGAAGCTCCAAAAATACAACCCCAGCCTTTAAAATCATGCATTAAATTATTAGTAAATTTAATATTTTCACAACTCATAAATACAATACCCATAGAACCATATTCAAATACACAATTATCAATATTTATATTATTACAATTTTCAAATTCAATAAATATATCTCTATTATGATTAATTGGAAGTGCATTATATTGTAATAAACTTTTAATATTTAAATTTTTAATAGTTATATTATTACTATTAATAAAGTTAATACCTTTTAGTAACCCATCAATATTTAATTGTGAATTATTTCCATCAATTATAATATTTGATTTATTATTTAATATTATAGATGATGTTGTTTTATATGTTCCCCTTGGTAATAATATATTATTACTAATATTTAAGGCTGTTTTTATTGAGTTAGTATCATCATTTAAATTATCGCCTTTTGCTCCTAAACATTTAACAGATAAAGGAACAGGAATAATTAATTCAGCAACTAAATTATTACTACCAATTGCAATAATTGTCATCTCATCTACTACATCAGTATTATTTATAGTTCTAATTTTATATTTAGCACTACCACCATCATTAACACTATAATAACCTAAAGTTTGACATATACTTCCATCTACTAAATTAGTAGCTTGTTTCATATCATTAACATTATTAAACGATAACACACCAGCAAGTCCTAAATACTCTGCTATAATATCAGTAAGTTGTCCACTTTCAGCCATTTCATCTAATTTATTATTAATTTCTTCTTGAACATCTAAATTATCAAAATAATTTTGAAATTCTTCAACTTTTTCATTTAATAAATCAACATTATATACTGTCTTGTTTAAGTATTCTACTACTTTACATAATAACTCATAATTAGTAATAGCATCAAAATCTTCGTCTATAAAAGGAAAACTTTGTAAAACTTGCATTTTAAAAGGTGTTAATTTTATAAATTTCTTTTCTTTCATTTTTATCCCTCCTAAACTAGTCCATAAAATAGACTATCTAAATCTTTAAATATTAGAGAATATATATTATTAACATTCTCCATAAATTCTTTATATATCCTAATTTTATCACTAGGACTTCTTGTAATTGTTTCATTAGTTGTATTACTATTAGTACCACTTGTATCTGATACAGTTACACCAGAATCAGTATTAGTATCATAATTATAATCAGTCATATAATTACCATCTTTAACATCTTGTATTTCATTTTGTGGCATTTGTGAATTTCTTCTATCAGATATATTAGTATTATTAGCATTGGTAGTATTATTAAGTGTATTAGTACCATTATCAGTTTGGATTCTTTCAGTTACTTCTCCACCATTATATAAATCCCATCCATCTAACATATCAAATAGTTTATTGTATCTAGGCATTATTTCATTTAATTTAACATTAAGTGCTATCCTAAATTCAGTTGGAGTATCAAATCCAATTCTTCTATGAATGAAGTGATTTAATATCATTATTTCAAAATCTTCACGATTTACTTTATCAGATAGTGGATAATCAAAATTAAATATAGTAGTTCGTGATCCTTTAGCTAAATTATAAATATTAGTCTTTTCTTCTTTACCATAGTTACATATACTATTCATTAAACTTTTTAATGTTGGAGGTAAGTCACAATTAGTTGGAAGCCATGGCATTATCGGAAATGGATACCACATTATTATCTACCTCCTTTTCAATATATTCATCTACTTCTTTTTCAGTAGTTGGAATACCATCATAATATCTAACTTTAATATCTAAATTCCATTTTTTATTTATTTCTTTTAAAGCTCTAACTCTTGGCTCATATCTTGAATATCTACTTGCAATTGTACCACCTAAACTAGCTGTCATTTCATCTTGAATAAGTCTTTCTTTTTTCTGTTCTACTAAATTAGCAATACCAATTAATCTAAAGAATTCAGCCCACTCTTTTTCTAGGTGCATATCAACTTTATCAGCAATATAAGGTGCTGGAGCCATTACTGCTTGAACATCATCTAAATCAATATTATCGTAAGCAAGTACAGTTTCAACATTGCCATCATAATCATTTAGTAAATCTTCAACTGTTCTCTTTTTATCAGAATTAGTAAGCCATATTCTAGGTGTTTTTTGCTGTGAAATATTAACATCAATAACTCTTTTACATAATGCTATTCTTTCACTTGACTGCTGTATATCTAATAAAAGTGGATATCTTCCATTATTATCATACATAATAACAAATTCGCCCTGCTTTAGTTGTCTAGTATATCCATTTGATCCATATACTTGTATAGTCTTTGGTCTTCCATATACATCAAGTGTTCCCATATTTGTATAAGGTAGTGCAAGTAATCCTAATACTTCATCCATAAAGAAAGCAATTGATCCCTGTCTAAGTAGTACACCATTTAAATATGATACATCAATATATTCAGGTAAATTAATAAACTCAAATACATTCTCTGCTAATGTTTGTAATTGTCTACGATACATCATGACAGTTTTAAAATTACTCAATTGTGAATTTACTAGTTTCTTTTTCATATTATAACTCCTTTCTATAAAATAAAATAGGGAGGGATTTCTCCCTCCCTAATGGGGTGATATAATTTAGGCAACTGTAACAACTGCTGTATTAGATTTAGTTGAATCAAATACTGAAGTTGCAGTAACAGTAATACTTTCAACTGTTGCATTTGCTGGTACAGTTAATTTACCACTTGCAACATCAATTCTAACACCAGCAGCATATGCCGTATCATCAACAGCCCATGTTACTGATTTGTTAGCAAATCCAGTAGTAGCAACAACTGCTGATAGTTCTAAGCTTTGTCCTGCTGTAACTGTTGCTGTTGCTGGAGATACTGTAACACTTACTACACTTGGAGCAACTGTTGTAAATACACAACCATTAGCAAATGGTGATGTAGAGATAACTTCATGTGCATGTAAGAATACATTTCTATCTAATGTTGTAGGATTAACAAATTCTGTTTGTCTCTTACCATTAACTGTTGGATTAGTATCCAATGCTCTATGATAATCCATAAAGAAGTCTCTAGCAACAATTAATCCTAATACTGAAGATAGTTCTTCTTTTTCAGCATCAGTAAATGGAATATAAGCTTCTTCCAAAAGTTCTGCTAATCTTTCTTCATCACTTTCACTAAATGAATCAATTAATGCTAAATTTGTTTTAGTTTCAGCCTCATTTAAGAAATAAGATGTAGCTAGTACATTTGTTGAAGTAATAGCCTCTCTTGTTGCATCTAACATTAAGAATTGATCACTGTGTTTAGTAGCTCTTCTAACACCAGCTGGATTATAGTTAGGACTTTTGAAAGTCATTCTATTAGATACAGCTTTCATATCAGCTAAAATATCACGAGGATTAACTGAAGTAATTTGTTTAGCTGGAATAGTTCCATCTAATATTCTTCTACATAGTTGATATTTATCAACTAACCATTTATCATAATCATATGTTTCGTATAGGTTAGATACACATTCTTCGATAAATCTATATAATCCGTTTTCTTCATCATCAAAAGCCATTAATAGAGCTGATTCATTAATAGTAGTTTCCCAAACTTTTTGGAAGTTAATATCATGAATATATTGATATACATCAGGAACAGCTGTTTCTAAGAATTTTGTCTTATTAGAATAATTTTTATTATAATCAAATACTTTTGCTAAATCTTGAATAATTTCTCTTATTTGTTGTCCATATCTAAGCATACCTTTATCAGTAAATGTTTGCCATGGATTATCCCATCTATTTTCTTTAATAACAGTTAAACCTATTAAATTAATTGTATTAATAAAAGCATTTTTATATCTTTCATTATCCATAATTAGTTTACCAATAGGTTTTACAGATTCTCCTTGAACTGGCAAATCAATTTCACTTGCTAGTTCAGGATTTTGATTAATGATTAAACTAACGATTTCAGCATTAGTTCTAGCATTTTTTAATATTTTTCCCATAATATCCCTCCTTATATTTCTCTAATATCGACATATTCTTTTTCTTGTATATCTTCAACAACTTCTTTTTTAGGTAACTCATCACTAGACAAAAATCTTTCTTTATATTTTGCCTTTAAATCCTCATACTCTTTCTCTTTTTGCTCTAATTTTTCTTTTAATGAATTTACTTCGGATTCATTATCAAAAGAATCTGTAGCATCTTCCATAAGTTCTATTAATAAATCATCATCATTTATTTTTTCTGAATATTTCTTATTGAACTCATCTTTTCCTAATTTTGCCATATTATTATATCCTCCTTTTACAATAATATAAATTAAAAGAGACAAATTGTCAAGTCCTTTTGTCTCTTAATCTTCTAGCATATAATACCCATGGAAATTTACCTTTTTTAATATCTCCGGGTGTTACACCACCTGAATATGTTTCCCAATTATAATTATAATCTTCTACTAATACTGTATCATTAACATAACATATATCATATATATGAGTAGAATTAACAAGTTCTCCATGATTATCTGGTGGAACATTTTCCCATCCAGCATATGTACCATTTGCTGTATTAAAATGTGTATGATCTCCAGTTACACCTCCAGCTGTACCTGTATGTGCAAATAAATCTCCCTGATTAAATGTATCTCCTACACTTGCTATAGGATTATTATCGTGAAAACACATAAATGTTACATATTGAAGCCCATTTGGAGTATGTACTCTATCTAAACTTTGGAATATCCTACCATTATTATATGCATCTATTGTTGCAACGCATCTACATGAACATGGAGCATACATTGGTGCATTTAATACTCTACCATTAGCATCCCATCCCATAAAATCAATAGCATATATTCCAGCGTGACTAAATGTTTCAAATTCTCCCTGTGATATATACATATAAGGTAAAGGAAAGAGCATTACTTCTTTCCCATCACGACCTACTAATTTTTGTCCTGCTACCATTATTTTCTCCTAGCATATTTAGTAGTGCTAGCTCCCTCCATACAAACATATCCACTAGGAGTTCTTGCCCATACACCATAATTATTTTTAATAACCTCAAGTGCTGTATAAATAGTACCTTTTTTATATATAGCATAAGCATTAGGATCTTTATAATATGCATTCCTCATACCATCTGGAGTTAAATTCTTAACCAATTTAATACCATAATTAAGTCCAGCTCCCCATCTTACATACATATCATCTAAACATACATAATCATATCCAGCAATAAATTCTTCTTTTTCTTCATGAGGTAAATCTTCATTAAGATATTTAGTAGGATCTATTCTTACATCATCTGGAGTTCTTACTTCAAAATGTAAATGTCCTCCATAACTTTCTCCAGTATTTCCCATGTATCCTAAAACTTGTCCTTTTTTAACTCTTTGTCCTACACTTACTTGAACTGTATTATAAGCCATATGTGCATATAGTGTATAATATCCATCATCATGTCTTATTTTAACATAATTTCCATAACTACCTGATTCAAAACCTGTGCAATTATTTCTAGTAGCTACTACTTCTCCATCAGAATGAGCTACTTCCCATCCTAAAATATATATACTTCCAGATTCATTAGTATTTACAATATCAATTCCATTATGAATTCCTTTTTTATATTCTTGTGTAATATTACAGTATCCACTTTCTAATACTCTACACTTCATCAGTATATTCCTCCAATTCTACCTCTTTTACTTCCATAACTGGAGTATTTTTCTCTTTTTCTTCAATTGTTTCTTCTTTTACTACTTTTCTTCTCATTGGTTTTCTTTCCTTTCTAACTTATCTTCAATAATAGTAAGTCTTGTATCAATACCATTTAATGTTTCAGTCATTTTAGATAGTATATTATTCATATCTTTCATAGTAGTATTTTGCATATAAATAATATAACCAATACAAAAAACACCTACACCATAATTAGATATTGCTTGTATTATTTCTTCCATCCTCATATCCTCCTTTTACTATATAATAACATAAAAATAAAAAAAGTAAAGATTATTAAATCTTTACTTTAGTAAAGGTAGAAAATATGAAATTACTTCTTTGCAACTTTTAATTTTAAATAGCTATGTCCTTTTTGTTCTGCATCTACTTTGATAGGTATTAATTCTAATGGATTCTCAGCTGATGGCATACCTTTTAATTGTGCTATGTTAATAAATGACATATAACAAGCATTAGAACCAGTTACATAACTTTCTCCATTTTCATCAAATAAACACATACTATGTTTTTTTCTAACTATAACTTCTCCAGTTTCTTCATTAGTTGTCTCTACTGGTGTTTCAGTTAATGTTACTCCTATACATTTAATAGTTTGTCCTACACATTCATTAAGAATATGATCAGCATCTTGCAATGCATTAAGCATCATATCTGCTTGCTTTTCATCAGTTAAATCTAATGTAGTAACCTTTCTTGTTTTACTTTCTCCAAACAAATTATTAGTAATATCAGTTGTTTGAAGTGCTAGTGAATTTTTGTTTTCTTCCATTATTGGAACATCCTTTCTCTCTCCCGTAGGAGTATCAGAGTATTATTTCCTCTGACATTATAAGCATACTACTAATTAAATAATAAGTCAAT